ACCCAAGGTCGCCTAATGTTTCAGGCATACCATTTAAGGCTTCATATGAAGCTCCTCTAGTTCCATCATCTTCTACTGAATATGTATACTTATTAGATACAATATAAAATTTATCTATTGATATTTCTTCTACATATCTAAATAAACCCTCTGGTTCATTTTGGTCTTCACCAGTATCATCTGCTCTGTATAAAACAACAGCAGTAACTCTTCTGGATATTTTAGCATTATCACCATTAATAGCAGGTTCATCTATTTCTATTGGAACTGTTAATGCTTTAGTAAACGCCGCATTACCAGTATCTGCAAATGTAGTAGGTGAACCTATTAAAGCTGATTCTTGAAATCCATCATAAACTAAAGAACACTGGTACCAAACTTTTTTAACAGCCTCATCTCCAGTCCATTTATTAGAGTTGTGTTTTGTTGGAGTATCTATATTAAACCAAGGGGCAACATTAGCTATGTTATTACTTGCCAATGTTTGACCTCCAAGTATCTGTGTATAATGTTCGTCTCCTATTCCGTCTTGTCTCATTAAATCAACATAAGTAAGAGATGGTAAAGCTGTATTGTTTGCAATACCCTGCATCCTAATATCTCTATCAGATAAGAAATAATGATTAGAACCCTCTACATTGGGTAAATCTGTAACAGCTTGGTCGGCATTATAAGATGCTGATGTTGCACTTGAGTATCCATCAAATGTTGTATAAGTATCTTGGTTATTTGTTGGAAAAAGCCCTATATCAGCACTTTGATAAGATGACATTCCAGTATCTTCTCTTTTTGATAATAAGTCAGGCTTTTCTCCGGCAGATTTTATATAGTACCAACCTAGCCTACGACCACTTGTTGTATCACCATAGCAATAAGCTCTATCTCCTGACTCTAAACTGTTATTTCTTGCAAAATGTGGCTTACTAGCAGGTGATGGAATACTATTACCACTAAAAGCGGCTTCATTAAATTGTTCAGTAAGTGAATCACTATCGTCTTTCATATGGACCAACATATGACAAGCTGGTCTACCACTTGCATCTCTAGGAACACAATAAGTAACCCATTTAAAGTGCCAATGCTTATTACCATCCCACCATAAAGGTTTTGCACTTGCTTCAAAATATCCACCATAATCATCCTGAGACATATCTTCCCAAGCATCGAGATTTTGCAACCTAACTGTTACGCCAACCATTGGTTCTGCACCATTGGCGTCATATCCAATAAGATTTAAATTAGCTCTTTGTATAGCTGATGGGTCATTTCTAGTTGGTGACTCTTCATTACCTCCATCGTTTATTTCTCTTCTAACCCACATATCAGCCGCTACATCACCATCGTAACTAGATTTAGGACTTGTAGGTATATAATCACCAGCTTCTATATTACCACCATCACTACCAGAATGTTCTGATTCATTGTAGTTTTTAAAGTTTTCTACTTTAAATAAATATCCATCTTTTAATTTTGAGCTATTAATATCACCAGCACTTAACCATAAATCATATACGTTTGAATTGCTAGTTAAATCAGCAAGTCGAGGAACAATTAAAAAGTCACTAAATTTTGGCAATTCTGTATTGTGCTGAGGTGCTTCTAAGTTAAAAGACTTTTTAAAAGTTATCGTAACTCCATCATCACTTATTTCATAAGTCTGAAAAAAATTAATATACCCACCATTAACAGATTTCATAAGTATGGCTATACCGGTAACTTGACCTGCTGTACTACCGTGTTGAATAAAAGGGCATCTTTTAATAGCTAGAGGAGTTCCGGGTAGTCCTCTTTTATAAACTTTATTAGTATGTTTATTCCAAACAAAAAAAGCATTTTCATCTTCACCGTAATTAAATCCAACTACTAACCTACTATTAGCTTCTTCATTTGAACCATCGCCTCGTAACTTAACAAAGTCAGTAAAACACTGATGGCTTACAGCAGATACAGAAACTGTTTGATAACTTTTTTCCTGTATCTTTTCAAATTCTTGTGCATCAGGTATTCCCCATAGGTTGTTTTTTACATATCCTACAACTTGTGAACCTGAACTTTTACCAACACCAACATAAGCCAGTTTATTATTAACAACAAAATCATCATATCCAGTTTCTTTTGCTGGGATAGACTTTGTTTGTATAATATTTGGTTCATCTGTATTAAAGTTTTCTATATATGCAGTCTCCCCAGACCTTGAGTTTATTGCTATTAAGTGTTGGTCATCATCCTTATCTATTGGAATAAGTCTATCAAAGGCATTGGCACTATCAGCAGGGGCTAGTTTATAGTCAGGAGCAACTGTAAATATCCATCTATCTCCTTCTAAATAAGAACCTAAACTACTTCTTGTAAATGTAACAGACATTCCATCAGCTATACTATATGCTGTGTTAGCACTATGGTCAGAAACTGTTGTATCAGAACCCCAAGGTTCATTGCCTACTTTTTTTCTCCATTTAAACGTAGTGCCACTACCATTTTGCATCCTAAACAAATACTGGGTTACTACAGTACCAGTAAAAGTACCTGATAAAGTACAGTATTTTTTATTGTTCGGTGTTCCTGTAGTTATTGCCATTAGTTTTGTTGAGTTGGTGGGTCATATGCTATTGGTGCTTGAGATTGAGATGCGTGAGTAGCACCTTGGTCCCAATCAGTTAACACAACATTTAGCTCAAACCCAGTTGCCTTTAAAACTTTATCTTTCTTTATACCAGATAACGCACCATCTACTGTTGGGTCTATATTCTTTGAATAAGTAGCGGCATCAGTTGGTATATCTCTTTCATCTTCTGGATTACAGATGATACCTGCACTAAAGTCTTTTATTTCAAAATTACTCTTAGGCATTTCTAGCTCTTAACTCCTTTCCCCATAAAGAGGTGCGACCATCAATAATGTTAACAATATGAACAGTAAAATTTCCGTCTGCAAAGAAATCGACCACAGCAAAAGCGTGAGCCCAATTCGTTTTACGGTTTCCCAGCCATCCATTAGCTTCATCTGACATATCCTTTAAACATCCTAGACTCCAAGCACTCTTGGGTCCATCTATATGAGTTACTGAGTGCATTTGTAAATCGTGATGATGTCCATAAATTATATTGCATCCCAGTTTTAATAAGTGGTTCCTTGCGTGTGCAACTCCTCCGTAGTGATTTCCGTGATAAAACCATAGATGACCTAGCTTGAGGTACTTTCCATTTGGGTAGTATTCAAAACCACGTTGTTGAAGTAACATTGCGTCTGGGACCGTAAGACCTTGTAAATAGGGGTTTTCTTCAGCAAAGGAGTTAAGCCATTGTTCGTGGTTCCCTTCGCAGAAATATTTCTCTTTACATTTAACCTTATCAAGGGCTTCGTCAATAATATCCATACCCGCATTAACGTCTCCGATGTCTTCATATACTCTCGGCAACTGATACTCCAACGGAGGACGCTTACGTCTTTTCCATTGCCAGTGTGATACCGAACTAAATTCTCCAGAATCTCCGAGGTCAACGTAAAAGTCTGGTTTAATGATTTGAATCGCTTGGCAGACAACATCGATAGCTTGTTTATCGTGTAATGGAAAATGTTTGTCTGGTGTAATGATTCCACGTTTAACTACGCCTTTATCTAATTTGGTGGTTGTTCGCATATATTTTCTAACCCCTCTAGGTCTATGTGTAACCCCTCAGTTTTCTTTAAATGCTTCACTGTTGTTCTCTTTGTAAACCTTAATAATTTCTCTCCGCAATTTGTACACTCCCAAAACAAGGGTCCATCGTAGGCACATAAAACTTCTATACCTATTACGCATTCCTGTTTCTTACAATAGGGGCATTCTTTTGGTGGGTCTTTACGCCATCTCTTCGTGCCCTTTATCTCAAGGTTGTTGTACATTTCTAGACCGCTAACGCTCTTCGATACCATCCGAACCAATACTTTTCCAGTGCAGGTTTCCTCGCAATTAAATCTGCGTAATATTTCACTCTATAACTACGCAGTCTATCTGGCTCTAGTCCAGATTTAAGGGTATTACTGATTGTTTTCGGACCTATACCACCATCAACTTCAGTCTTGATACCTTTAGCAGTAACTGCTGTCTGTAATATCTTAACTGCTCTAGACCTACCCATATTAACTACCATATCGAAGTAAATCATTCTTAACTCCTCTGGTACTTTGGATACTTTGCCTTTTAGCCAATAGTCTTTAAAGTATATGTCCTTCGCATCTTTCTTAGTCAACTCCTTAATATTAAGATAGGGATATGCTTTTTTACTAATGCCCATATTAGTCTCCCCTCCCGGGTCAACAGGGTCATTAACATATCCCCCTTCGTGCTTAAGGATAACTTCTACTGCTTTATCGAAGTTCAATTACTTACCTTTAAACATACCTTCGATAATGTCAGTTACTACATCAACACACTTCTCAAAGAAGATTTGTTCTTTATCTTCTGAAACGAAAGGTATGTCAATCTTTTTATTAATGGCAGATGCAATTTTGGAAGCCATATCTTCACTTCCTAATTCATCCATCATTTTTTCTTTCATAGATTCAGCTTGTTTTTCAGCTAATTCTATCATCATTCCCTTTAAGTCCATTTACGACTCCTTTATCTTTTTTGTTTTTAAGTACAAATAATAAATCTGTATTCCGAACATTAAGCACATAAGTATTCCGGATAATAAGTCAGTCCAGTATACAAAGCCTAATCCCGTTGTCATTCCTGTTACTTTTAAACTATCCATCGTCTCTTAATCTCTCCACTTCTTTTTCTAGGTAATCAATTCTTTGGTTTTGTTTTATATCAGCAGGTATCTCTGCATCTTGATTTTTTTCAGCATCCTCTTCTAAGTCAATGATATGTTGTTCATTCATAGCCACTTGATATTCTAAAAAGGAAACTCTTGCATTTAGTTGGCTATAACCCCAAACAAGCATTACTATAAAAGTTACTGCTTGTATTATAAAAGGTAAGCTAATATTTAAGCTACTACTATCTGAAATTGGTTTATTTGTGTCCATTTACTCTACTCAAACTTCCTTTTATTTCAGAAACTTGGTTATCAAGGTCATTAATTTCTTTAGTGATAGCATCAAACTTTCTATCAAGCTTGTCATCTGATTGATTCCACCTGCCAATAAGTTTAATAACCATCCCTTCCATATTCTCAAGTGTTTCACTTTGCCCTCTGTTTTCTATTTTGAGTTTTTCCAGAGCCTCAGCTTGTTCGGAAGCTCTTTTGTTCATACTATATACCATATAGACAAACATAGCTCCGACTACGCCTATCATCCCTGCTTCTGAATATACTGCTAAAAAGTCCATCATTCCTCGGTTTATTTCTTCTTATTACGTCCCCATTTAAGAGGGTTCAGTTCAAGTGATTGTTTATACCACTTCTCTATTTCTTTTATTTCTGCTTCGTGCTTCGCCTCTAATTTAATAACTCTCTCTGATAAAAGCTCAAGCTCTCTTGTAAGATTAGTAAGTTGTGTTTCAATATTAACGTATGTATAAACAAGCGTCCCTGTAAGTACAAGCAACTGAATAAGCCACTTAACATTAAGGTGAACGCTAAGGTTATCATCAATTCGGTTAACCTTGTACGACCTCGCAAGGTCTTCTTTACTCATTTTCCTTTGGTATATCTCTACCAAGTAAAGTCATTATTTTAGTCCATACAGATTTGAGATTTTCTATCTTTATATCACCCATTGACTTACCATCAATTTCTGACAACATAGATTCAAGCTCTTTTTCTGTATCTTCTTTCCACTTTTCTAATTCTGCTTTTAACATACAGCCTCCATATTAACATCAATCTTATCATAGTATACTGCATAGTAACCATCATCTTCCATCACTACAGTATCCTTTAATCCCATTTCTAATAAGTCTTGTGCCATTACTCCTTTGTAAGTAGTACTCAAGTTATCCTTATAGTTGAATAGGTAGATAGGAATGTTCATTTCACTAATTCCAATTCTTTCAATATTGGTCTTAAGTCTTCTATCTGACTTACCGGCAGGTCCCGGTGGTCCCGGTGGTCCGGGGGCTCCTTTAGCTCCAGACGGTCCGGGGGGTCCCGGAGGTCCCGGAGGTCCATCGCCTCCCGAAGGACCCGGAGGACCCGGAGGTCCTGCTATACCTTGTGGTCCTGTTCCACCCGGAGAACCATCATCACCTGTTTTACCTGTATCTCCTTTTGGTCCTGAAGGTCCTGCTGGTCCCGCAGGTCCTGCTGGACCCGGTGGACCGGGTGGTCCCGGTGAACCATCTGCACCGTCATCTCCATCTGCCCCCGGTGAGCCAGTAGGTCCTGCTGGTCCTGCCGGACCGGCGGGTCCTGTACCACCAGTATCCCCTTTGGGACCTTGAGAGCCAGTGCTACCTTTATCACCCTTATCTCCTTTAGCACCTGTACTACCTGTAGGTCCGGGAGGTCCGGGTGGACCTTGTGCCCCATCATCACCATCAGCACCGGGGCTTCCAGTTGGTCCCGGAGGACCTGCAACTGTACTAGCCGGTCCTGTTGGTCCGGGTGGTCCAGCTACTGTACTATCAGCTCCTGCCGGACCTGTTGGACCCGGAGGACCTGCCACAGTGCTATCTGCACCATCTGGTCCAGTTGGACCGGGTGAACCAGTTGGTCCCGGGGGTCCTGCTGGTCCTGTTCCACCTTGTGGACCTGTTGGTCCCGTAGGACCTTCTAAACCTTTTAATTGTGCTGTTGTAAAATCTGAATATGTAAAAGCTGGTCCAGTTGCACCTGTTGGTCCTTGAGGTCCTTGAGTACCTTGTGGTCCTTGTGGTCCGTCTGGTCCAGTAGGACCGGGAGGTCCTGCAACTGTAGAATCTGCCCCTGCTGGACCAGTAGCACCTGTATCCCCTTTATTTCCTTTGTCGCCTTTTGGACCCGTAGAACCAGTATCTCCTTTGTCTCCCTTTGGTCCAGTAGGACCAGCTACTGTGCTAGGAGAACCATCTGAGCCGGGAGGTCCGGGAGGTCCATCATCACCTTTAGCACCTTCTGGTCCGGTTGGTCCTGCAATTCCTTGGGGACCTTGAGGTCCTGTTGGTCCGGCTACTGTTGAATCTGCTCCGGCAGGTCCTGTAGGTCCTGTTAATCCAGTATTACCTTTGTCACCTTTATCACCCTTTGGACCAGTTGGTCCTGTATCGCCTGTGTCACCTTTTAATCCTTGTGGTCCTTGAGAACCAGTATCTCCATCATCACCTTTAACTCCTTGAGGTCCTTGTGGACCTGTAGGTCCAGCAATACCTTGAGGACCAGTTGGTCCAGTTGGTCCTGTAGGACCAGTATTACCTTTAGCACTTAAAACTGACCAATAAGTTGTATTTGGTGGTTGGTTATTTTTACTATTTTTAATACATATATACGAAGTTCCACTATGAATAACAGCATCATCTACTGTATAATCTGTAGAACTACTCCAAGTACCTTCCCATATTAAACCTTCTGGACCTACGCTTCCAGTAGGACCTGTTGCCCCAGTGGCACCCGTAGGTCCTGTAGGACCTGTAGGACCCTCTGGACCAGTGGGACCTGCTGGACCCTGAATACCTTGACTTCCAGTGTCACCTTTTGGACCTGCTGGACCTGTATTTCCGGTATCTCCCTTATCGCCTTTAGGACCTGTAGGTCCTGCCGCTCCAGTATCACCAGTATCTCCCTTATCGCCTTTTGCTCCATCGTCACCATCTTTTCCTGCTGGACCGGTAGTACCTGCTGGACCTTGTGGACCTTGAGGTCCTTGAGGACCGGGGGGACCGGGTGTTAGTGATATATCATCTATCTCGTCAACAATATCATCAGATTGAGTTAATAGCTTATGTACTAAACCATAAATAGGGCTGTCATCTTGTTCACCCCTAATATCTTCAAATTCTTCTATCGCATTGTCAATCTCGGTTTCGCTTTTCTCTGAAAAGCTACCCTTTGACCTTATTGTTGAAAATTTCTTAACTGACATTACTTACTCTTAACTCTTCTTTATATTTATTACAAATTGACCATCTAAAAATCTATATGTACCACTGCTAGGGTTAGTAGTTTTTCTAAAAGCTGGAACAAGTATATCTCCTTTTGCTAATGAAGTACTTAAACTATCACTACCTAATCTAACTCTTTGTCCTGTAGTGACGCTACCACTATGAACACTAATTGCAGTTAAACTCGTAGCTGTGCTAGTAGGATAACTAGGTGTTCCTTTTAAAAGTTGTATTACATAGGTTTCTGTTGCACTAACATCTCCAACAAAATAACATTCTGTTAAAGTACAAGCATAAGGAACATATATAAAACCTGAATAACCGACAGCCCAAGATGAAGCAACAGAAGTACTGCTTAATGTACTGCTCCAAGTATGAGAGTTAATACCATAGGTAGTGCTGGGATAATACCAATAATTGTATCTAGTATATAATCTAGCACTAAATTGGAATAAGTTATCAATTCTATAAGTACTGTTCCAAGACATACCACCACTTTGGTATGAGTTCTTTATAAGTATATCGCCAGTATTACCTTGAGGTAAGTTCATTTCAGAAACACCAATGGCGGCGGCGGCGATATGTTCTGTATCTACTGCATCATCTGCTATCTTAGCATTTGTAACTGCATCAGCATTTATTTGAGCAGTTTCAACAGCACTATTTGCTAATTGAGCAGTGTCTACGCCTTTATTAGCAATACTAAATGTATTAGTACTTAATGAAAGACCTGTACCTGCTGAATAAGTAGTTGTAGAAGGCTTGTCCTCTAAATCATCATAACTAATCCCTGATGTAGAAGCATCAAATTGTACATCTCCTTCAAAAGTAGTATCTGTTGCTACTGTTAAATCTCCACCTATATCAACATTACCATTTACATTTAACTCACCATCATTTATACTTGTTGTACCAATACCCAAACCACCATCTTTAATATAAACGTGCTTATTAGTACCATCAGTTCCAAATGTAAAACCAGCTACTGTTTTAGTATTGGCATACATACCCATTTTACCATCAGCATCAAAGGATAAAGCTCTTTCTTTGTATGGAGAGGAGTTATCATATATTGCTTCTGTATGTATAGCAAATTGGTCATTATAAGCACTTGGTTGATTAGCAAAGCCTATACAACCAACTTTAGTAGAACCGGTATAAAAGAAAATACGAGATTGATTTCCAGTTCCAGTCCTTTTTAAATCAAGGGTTGCAGTTCCAAGTGGACTAGCACCACCTAAATTAAAGTGTGGATTTGCACCATTAACCTCTACTAATGCAGTACCACTATTATCACCTTCTAATACTATTTTAGAATCTCCGTTTGCATCTTGTTTAATAGTGAAGTTACCTTTACAATTAACAGTACCATCAGATAACGCTTGAAATTCATCTTCTTTAATTTTTAAATCACCTGAAGAGTTTACAGCAAATGGATATTTTCCAGTGTTAGCATCTACAGTTCCAAGAAATATTGAACCACCTACCATACTTATATTAGCATTACCATCTACAGCATCCTTAGCGTCTTTAGCTCTTGATTCCACTGTAGCGGCGTCAGTACCACCTATCTTACCAGTAAAGTTACCAGTACTAGCACTAAATACAGATGTACCATCAGACTTCTGTATATCACCTTTAAATTCTCCACCAGAACCGAATTTAGTATTATCTACATTTCCTAAACCTACATCTGACTTAGTAGGTTTATTATCGGTTCTATAGAAATCACTTATAGCTTTACTGCCAAATGTTCCTGTAAAATTTCCATCAGAAGGGTCAAATACAGAAGTACCATCAGATTTAATAAGTTCTCCTTTGAACTTACCACTTGAATCAAATTTGGCATTATCTATATTACCAAGACCGACATCATCTTTATCTGGTTTATTAGCAGTATGATATACATTAGACTTTTGGACACCATCCCAAGTACCTTGGAAGTCTCCGTCAGCCCTTTGTATTTTTTTCCAGACTTTAGCCATCTACGACTTCATTCTCTTCTTCTAAAACCCAATCAGGGTCTGCTTTAGCGGCATCTTCAAATGCCTTTTTAAATTTAATAAACATTTCGTAAACCCATACACCATCTTTTATAGAAACATTTACCTGTTCCAATAAAGTCACTACTGCATTTAGTTCTTGAGTTGTACATTTAACCTGTTTCAGTTTGCTCATTATGCTCCTCCTGTTCTAGCATAGCTTTTATAAACTTAATTTTTAAATAAGTGGTTGTGGCTTTCTCTAGTTCTCTACCCCTGTAGTTACCATTTATCATTAAGTCGTGAATATAATTTACATCAGCTAAGTCTAACTTTGATAGCTTTTCTTGTAAATCAATCACTTCTTCTTTAACTTCTTGAGGCTTTAGTTTATCCTTAGCCTTATCCCAAAAAGTTCCCATTAGTCTTCCTTGTCTAATATATCTCTTTGTTGCTTTAGGGTCAGTCCATTTGACAATACAAAATGGTCAAGGTTATAAGGTTTTTTCCAACCTCTTTTTTTACCTAACTTTCTCAAGTTTTGATAACCTTTGTGTTGTTCAAAATACTGTTTAGGTTTAACTCTAGCAGTAGGCATAATTGTTTTACCATCCTTATCTTTTCTTCTAAGTAGATTAGGATTAACATTAGCCAACATCCTAGCTTTCATTTCATCATAGAAATCTTGTTTTTCCATTATTTCACAATCAATCATTGTGTCTTGGTTCATACCCATATCTTTTTGCATTAACCAAACTCGCCTACCCCCGTACAATATTTCACCAGATGAAGTCGCTACAATATAATCAAACTCTTCAGGTACATAACCTTTTTCTTGTAACGACTCTTTTAATGGTTCGTATTCATACTTAGGTAATCCTATATACTCCTTACCAGAAGTGCCAGTTTCCTTTTCGGGATACTGACCACTTTCCGGTAAAGAACATTTTAGGTCTTTTAATGCAAACGATTTTATTACCTTGTCTGCCATTTTTACTCCTAAGTGTTAATAACTACGTATTGCTCACCATTGTAAATACCAACTTGACCTTCTGTTAAGTTAGCTGGGTTATTAGCTGAACTTGAATAATCAGAGTCACCATCTACATCTTCTGCCGCTAACGTCAGAGGTGCTGGACCTTTAGTTGCTAGTGCATTTGTTGTAGTAGTGTGGAAACTAGCATCATCATTTAATGCTTCAGCTAACTCATTCAATGTTTGCAATCCTTCTGGTGCACCATCTAAGATGTTAGTTTCTGCTGTTGATGCCGCACTTGATTCAACTTCTGATTTTGTGCTACCACCAACTTTATCAGCGTCAATAGTTTGAGCAACATTGTCAAACTTTAACTTTCCATTATCCATTGTTATTGCTTGGTTTACAACTGAACTTAATCCTACATCTGATTTACCAAAGGTATTATTACTACCTCCACCAATTCCAGTTACTGTTACAGTTCCACTAGAAGATGATATACTTATACTTGAATTTTTTAATGTAGATGGTGCTTTAGCTTCTTTTAGCGTATTTACACCAGAAACAACTTCAAAAGTATCATCAGTTATTGTCTTAGCGGCTGTACCATTACTTGCACCTGTTTCAATATCTGATACAGAAGTACTTCCAACTTTACCAGTTAAATCACCTGCAAGAATATCAGCTTGACTTTTATTCTCAACGCTTGATAAACCTATAGAAGACTTAGTAAAAGTATTATTAGAAGATGATGCTCCAGATAATGTTACTGTACCCTCGGAAGCCGATAAAGATATTTGGTCATTCCTTAACGAATTGTTAGCATTAGCTACATTTAGTTTTGGAGTTCCACCATCATCTGTAAAAGCATCGTCAGTAATTCCCTTAGCAGTTGCACCATCTGAGGCACCTGATACTACAGTAGATGCGGCAGTACTTCCAATGTTAGCACTAGAAGAAACTGTACCAGTTAGTGTTCCACCTAATATAGTTGCTGTAGAATTATTATCTACATTGTCAAGTGACATTGTAGCTTTCAAGTCTGATGGACTTTCATTTACTACGTTACCTAAGCCAACAGCTCCTTTAGCAGGTGTAATAGGTTCCCATTCTCC